TCTCTGGGACCTTAACTTCAGGGGAATTTACGGTAACCGATGGCGGTAAAAGTTTAATTTCACGAATCGCGGCAATGTATTGGTTCACCGCCTCTTTGGTAGTCTTATTTACCTCGTCAAAAACAGGGGTTAAACCACCAATGATCGCCCTACTTATTTCTTTTACAATGAAATCTTTATCTTGGCCTCGAGTTATTATCCGCCGGGCTTCTTCCATCATCTCTTTGGCATCGTTTAAGATTTTAATTTCCTGTTGGTTCATCTTGCCGGTTGAGTTAATAATTGCTTAACCTGGCCAACTGCCTTGCCTAATCCCGCTATTTCTGGACTTGGAGCGGGTGCCGACGGCGCCGGTAGCGGCATCGCCATTACTTTCTCTTGTTCTTCAATTTCGCGCATCTCATCAGGGGTCAAATCAAGGATTTCAAGCATCCTCTTCCTGGCAATTTTCTGAATGGCGGGATTATCCGGGAATTGATTCTTTATCACTATTAATTTATTGAGTCCTTCTGTCTGTTCGGCCTCCTGTTCGGAACTTGACATAACCCTTTCTTTGTATCCTGCTTTTGAATACCAGTCTTTTTTATAAACTTCTTTTTCAAAATAACTCCCGCGATATGTTTTCTTATAAAGTTTGAGGGGAGTTTTATCGGAAGCGTTTGCCTCCCTTATCATCCGCCATTTCCAAGCGAACTCCTTCCAAGCCCGGCGATAAAACTTTGCCATGCTGACTATCCTTTCCGCCGCTCTTGCCGTTAACTGTTCCACTTCTCCTAGAGTAATCTGCCCTTTTTCCGAAACTCCTTTTTCAATGGCCGTCGCGGCAGTAGCGCGTTCAACAAGTTTAATTAAGAAATCTATATCAACTAAATTATCTTCCAGGGCAGGAATCTGCATTTGTTGAATTACCTGTTGAACCGTTAAAAATCCCCCTCTGCCATCTGAAATCAATGGTGCCGGATATTGTCCGAAAGGTTCCGGTTCGAATGTCTGGGGATCATAACCTTGGGCTGGCAAATACCACATCATTCCCAAGTTTCTATAAACCCTATTTTCCAACATCGTTGAAAAATAGATATTCATTACCTTGTTCGGAGTCCTGACGGTATCTCCTATCCCATCTGACCAGACATCTTCGTTGTCCAAATCATCGGCCCAAGTCGTAAAGGGCCAGAATTCTACTCCAATGGCTTCTTTTAGCGTCTTATTAAATAAAATTGCGTTTTCGGCCGCCACTAAAACCACATGCCTGACAAATTTCCTTTTCTTCTGGTCCCAAATAAGAGTAAAATGTTCGTTTAATTCAACTTCTATATCAGCGCAAGCAAACTCATCAAAATTATCAACTCCCAAATCTGTTAATTTTTTATCTATCGCTTCTCTGGTTGAATCTTTCGGAAATTGGATGAGTTGTCCCTTTCCTTCTTTATCCGTTTCTCCCTGGAGAAATTTTTTTAATTCCAACTTTCCCGCAGCGTCATATTTAGGGTTGGCCAATATATCCCTTAACTTTCTGAAAATATGGAGGTGTTCTATATGCCCGGCCGTCTCAATATCCAAAGGATTCATTTTCGGGTCAACCACAATATCAAATTTATTGGGAACTTCTACTTTAAAATTGCCTTCAAGAAAGTTTAACTTTTTAAATGTTCTGCCGAATAATAAAACATTGTTTTTCTCCATTATGTCAATTCCTTCAAAGTTACATTCATCAGAATCCTCCTGCCAGATTTCGTTTATAACTATTTCTTTATCTCTTCCAGCAATATCTTTTTCCAAACAATCAAAAACAACATCAGGCGGTTCGTCAATCCTTGAAAGAAGCGTTTTTTTCGTTTCCTTCATAATTGGGATGTTGACCTCCTGACGTTGCGTGAGTTCGTTGGTTTCTACTATGTCGCGGTATAAATTATAAGTTTCGTTCCATTGAGAATGGCGTCTTTTTTGAAACTCAATATCAACCCTTTTTTCTTCTTTTAGTTTTATGAGCAAAGCAGAATTTTCCATAAAAAAAGCGGGTAATCACAAATACCAAGCAGAAAATTGGTTTCTGTGATTACCCGCTTATGTAAAGTTAGGGTAATTTATTTTATTCTACTGTGAAGCAAGGATGGTTGTCAAGCCCTTTCCAATTTAATTTTATTTTTATATTTATATTCGGTTTCTCTTAATATCCCACTATCATCAAAATGGAAAGTCACGCTTCCCCCTTTTATTTTAAAAACCCTTTCCCAAATATCTTGGTATTTTCTAAATCGTTTAAATAATTCCGCATCTTGTTCTGATAGAGAAATGTTAATCATTTTCTTATAAGATATTTATATTTATTGCCTCGTTTTTTCTGCGAGTAATCAACAGATACTTTCCCGCTTTCCGGAGGTTTTGCAATATCATTCATAAAAGATAAAGCGTCAGATAAATCATCATTCTGCGCCTTCGGAAATCTTAATAATTCATCTTCTAAATCAATTCTTCCTTCGTCTTCCGCGTTATGATAAACCTTTCCCCTTTCGTAGCGCGGACTCAGGCCCCTTATCCTCATTTCTTTATTTGAAACCTTTGGGGTTAATTCCGTCACCGGAGGAAATATGTTGCGCCTTGACATCTCTTCATCTAAAAAGGGTTTAATAACTTGAGAATACTTTTCTTTTTCAATGCCGATTCTTATAGGTCGCCAATATTCATTCCATTCAAATATCTTGTTTATAAGCTCGGGGGGTTTAATTTTTAGTTTTAGGGTCTTTCTGATATACCAATTAGTTTCAAGGTCAACAGAATTGATTATTACGCCAGTAAAGTCTGCCTCCTCTTTTTGCAAAACGGCCGGGTCTATCGTAATGTAGGTATTTAATAATAATCTTTTTATCTCTTCCTCTTTATAATTTTTAAACCAAGCCTTTTTAAAGTCAGCGTCTTTGTCGTCAACCGGGTTATTCTGATATTGGACAGAATAAAGATAACTTCCTAAATTGTTTTTCCGGTCTTTTAAAAATTCTTTTGATAATCTTTGCGGGAAGAAATATTCAATGGTGCCATCGTCCTTTTTTACTTCGGCGCTCTTTACCATTTTCGTGAAAGTCGGATCTTCTAAAATATGAGAGGCCAGGTCGTAAAAGTGCCATCGGGTCCCGTTCAAATCTATTTCTCCGTTAGGTTCAAGCATTGGGTATAATAAACGATAGGCCATTCTTACTTTGTCTATTTGGTCTTTGGTCGCGATGTTCTTCTGAGAGTGCGGGTCGTCAATAATAATCAGGTCGTAGTGAAATCCAACCCTAACCACATCCACGCCGCCGGTCATTATCGTTGGTTCCTTAAATCTTTTCTTTCTCTGCCTTACCGTTATCTCTTCTTCTTTCCAACCAGGGTCTTTGATAAACGAACCATAAAGCCCGATGAGTTCTTTATTTCCTTCCAGTTGCTGCTTAATTTCGCTTAAGAACTTTTTGGCCTGATTATATGTTTCAGAAAATATCAGGATTCTGATGTCCGGGTTTTGAATAATCCTTTGAATGGCCCGGGAAATCGTTCCTATTGTTGTTTTGAATGTTCCGCGCGGCAGTAAAAGAAGTTTCTTTAATTCTGGTCCCTCAAGGAATTCGCAGATTTCTAAATGAGGTTTTTCTTCTAGTTCGCTATAGCCAAGAATGTTCTTTGTAAGGAAGTATAAATCATTTTCACACAACTCTTTTAATTCGTTGATTTCCATAATAATGCTTAATTTGCTTGTTTTCCAATTTTTTGACGCATTTAAACGCCATTAGAGAGGTTTGTTTTCAGACCCGCGATGTTTGGGTCGTCTTTTATTTTTCATTTTATCTTTTTAACTTTAATTCTCTTTTTGGCCTTTTCGGCTTCGTCGCTTGTGATAGTTATATTTATTGTTTGAGGCAAAACTCCTTCTGGTTCAACTCTTCTTTTAACCTTGTTATACTCCCTGATGGCAGCAACCTTTGAGGGTAAATCATTTTTTTGCTTAATCACAAATCCCAATTCTTTATCTACAACAATGTCATTGATAAAAATATCCATCAATTCATTTATTCGGTCTAAAATGTTAGATTTTGTTAATAAAATAGAAGCATTAACTTTCGCCGTATTATATTTCTTCAGTGGTAAATTAAACGCCTCTAAATAACTCTCTACTCCATTTCCAAAGAACTCTCTATCACTTGCATAAAGTTGGCAAAATAATTCTTCTTTCGCAGTTAGTTTTCCTTTAATTTTCTTTCCCATATTTATTTTAATAAATTATTATCTTTTTTTTATTTTAAACTTCTCTAATTTATACTGTTCAATTATTTCATCTATTGCTAAAAATAATCCCGCAATTAAACTTCTTGCTTCCCAAGGTTGAATACAAAAACCAAGTTCTTTTTCTTTTCTTCTTCTCATACGGACATAAACCAAATCTTCTGGGATTTCATTATTTCTATCTAAAACATATACTTCAAAACAACCGCCAAATTTATCTCTTTCCCGCCAAACTCTTTTC